ATGCAAGCGAAAATCACCAAGAAGCTGGTCGACCAGGTGCAGCCCGGCCATGTCGATATCGTGATCTTCGACACGGTGCTGAAGGGCTTCCTGCTGAAGGTCACGCCCAAGGGGACGAAGACCTACCTGGTGCGCTACCGCATGGGCGGACGGGCGACGCCGCTGCAGAAGTTCACCATCGGCCGTCACGGCTCCCCCTGGACGCCCGAAACCGCCCGTACCGAGGCGGAGAGGCTGCTGGGCCGGGTGCGCCTGGGCGGCAACCCGGTGGAGGAGAAGCGAGCCCGCTTGGTCCAGGCGTTCACCGTGGCGGACCTGGCCGACCGCTACCTGCTCCAGCACGCCGGCACCAAGAACAAGCCCAGCACTGTCGCGGAAGCAACGCGCCTGGTCGAGAAGGTGATCAAGCCCGAGCTGGGCGCCAGGGCAGTCGAATCGATCACCCGTGCGGACGTCGCCACCTTGCACCACAAGTTCCGGGAGACGCCCCGGCAGGCAAATCATGTGCTGGCCGTCCTGTCCAAGATGATGGCGCTGGCGGAGGTATGGGGTTTCCGGCCGGACGCATCCAACCCATGCCGGGCAATCGAGCGCTACAAGGAGGTGAAACGGGAGCGCTTCCTGTCGGTGGAGGAGATCGCCCGCTTGGGCGAGGCCATAAACGCCCGCCAGGAGGCCTACGGTGCGTCCTCGTCCCTTTCCGCTATCACCCTGCTCCTGCTCACCGGGATGCGTGTGGGTGAGGCTGTGGCGCTGCGCTGGGAGGATGTCCAGCTAGGGGAGGGGATGCTGGTCATCCGCGATGCCAAGGCGGGCGGGCGCCGGCACCCCATCGGCGCGGCTGCCGTCGACTTCCTGTCCGGTCTGGAGCGCACGGGCCCGTGGGTGCTGATGTCCAGGGAGACGGATACCCACATCGGCGTCATCGCCGTGGATGTGATGTGGCGGAAGCTGCGCAAGGAAGCCGGCTTGGAAGACGCCCGCGTGCATGACCTACGGCACACCGTGGGCACCTTCGCCGGCCAGACGGGGGCGAACGCCTTCCTGGTCCGCGACAAGCTGGGGCACAAGACCCTGGCCATGACGGGCCGGTACGTCAGTAAGGACGCCAACCCGCTCCGCGAGCTGTCCGACAAGGTGGAGGGGCGAATCATGGGGGCGCTGAAGGCGGGGGGTAAGGTGGAAGGGCGGGGATGACCCTTGAACCCTGCTGCCCCCAGCTATATAACAAACATTATATAGATAGGAGCCGCATCATGCTCACCCTCAAAGTCACCACCGTTGGTTCGTCGGCCGGTTTCATCCTGACCAAGGAAGCCATGGCACGGCTGAAGATCCAGAAGGGCGACACCGTTTATCTGACCGAAAGCCCGGATGGCGGGTATCGCCTGACGCCCTATGACCCGGACTTCGAACGTCAGATGGCGCTGGCGGAAGAGATCATGCACGAGGACCGGGACATCCTCCGGGCGCTGGCCAAGTGACCACCTGGCGCTGGGTCAATCCCTCCCTGGTCTACGCGATCCATGACCGGCAGTTGGCCGAGCACGGCGGCCTTGATGGTGTGCGTGACCGGGGCGCCGTGGAGTCCGCCCTGGCGCGGCCCCAGAACCTTGCGGCCTACGGCACCCCCGACGCCGCGGCGCTGGCGGCGGCCTACGCCTTCGGCCTGGCCCGCAACCATGGCTTCGCCGATGGCAACAAGCGCACGGCCTGGGTCATTGCCCGCCTGTTCCTGGCCGACAACGGGCACCGTCTCCAGTTCGACAAGCTGGAGGCCGTCAAGACCATGGAGTCCGTTGCCGGCGGGACCCTTGGCGAGGAGGCGTTGGCGGATTGGTTCCGGCAGCGGCTCGTGAGCTGACCGCGCAACACCCTTGCCCATTCCTTGCAATTTTGTATGTTAATGCAGCCTGCGAATAGAGCCTCCTCACCGAGGACCGGCCTGCCTGCCTCGCTGCTTTACCTTCCATCCCAGATCACTCAACCGATAACCTTCCGTGTAACCAATCGCGGCATAACGGGGTGAGCACGGTCCTTTTTCGGCCAAGCGAAGATCGACCAGGCGTTCGGCGACGACAACGCCTAGATTTCCTCGTTTGGCGAGAGGTTCAAATTCAGAAATGGCGTTGGCAAGCTGTTCGACGCCTCGCCATTCATGAGCGGTAAGCGTAGTTATATTCAAGAAAGTATCGTCATCCATTAGGATTTTCCATTTAATCGAATTTAAGGCGCCCCTTTAGGTCGGATAGCTCCTGCCTCTCCAGGCTCCGCTTATGCTCTTCCGCTTCAGCTATGCGATCTTGTTCTATTTTGTAATTTTGATATGTGCGATTGGTATCATCAATCACCTTCTTTAACTCAGGAATGTGCTCGCTCTCGAGGTTAGAAAGCGCGCAAATTATTTCAAGCCGATCACCGGCAACGTAGGCTTGTCGCTTTGACATATAGAAGTGCTGTTCCCATGCCGCATTAAAATAGTTTTCCCATTCTATGGGGGCATGGCTGGACAAGCGGAGAACAATCCGCATTAATGACCCAACACCAGATGGTGCAGATGCTTCATCATCTAATTCTTTTATTTTTATCTCAGTGAATCCATCAGCCATTTTTCCTATCCTTTCTCGGGATGAACTCGACGTCGGTAGCCTCTGGGGCGACGCGGATGATGCTCGCCGTGTCAATCGATCACTTGTTACGAAGTGGGCGAGCGGGGACAATCGCGCAATAGGTGGTTCCGTTGGAAACGGCTATAGCTTGGCGGAAGTCACATAATTGGGCGATGGCGTCGTTCCCACCAGCACCGGGGGGAATCGCAATGATGTCGTTTGGCCGACACATGGCTCCGACCTTCTTGAGGGTCTCTTGCATACTGTCGTTCATGAGCAGAGCTGTGCCGGCGACACAATACGCGCCACCGCTCTTGGCTTCCTGGCCCACCGCATTAGCGGACAGGCCAACTACGGCAATGCTAAACGCCAAGGCGAGCTTATGCAATTGAACCTCCCGTTTTGCGAGAATGATTATGCTGCCAGCGCGGCTCGGGTCGAGTGGGGCAAAGGGGGAACGGCTGCCCAAAGTGCGGAAATCCCGAACACCAGTTTTTGAAACCCGTTTCCTGCCGGCCCGGCGGCTGCTGGATGGCCTCTGGTGCGTCGACTGCTACCACCCTAGCCAGAAAACACAGAGCGCATCCAGAGCCCGTCTGGTGGCCGTTCTTGGCATGTGCGTGTTTTGGCCCGCCGATGTTCTATTCGAAAGGCTCCGGCGCCCAATTACCGGGGCTCTCCAGGGGCGCCCATCGGCCGGCGCTACAGCCCATTTCGCCAGATCGCAAAAATCGTCGCGATCCATCATGCCGTTGGCATGCCCCACAACCATGCCGGAACTTGCCGTAGTGCTTGTGATATATGGATAGCACACACGCTACCTCCGGAGTTGCATACGTGCAACCTTAGGGCCGGTAACGATGCCACCTCAGAGGGGGCATGCATGCTACCTTCCCCTAGCATGTACGCCACCTCTTCCTATGCCATTTTGGGGCCTCAAAACGGGATATCGGTGGCATCCGAGATGGTCTTGCCTTTGTCTTCATCGTCGCCCGGGCCGCTCCATCTGGACCAGTCAAAGCTGAAGGTGGTGGAGGTATGGCCGCCGCCTTTCGTGACTTGGAGGAAGCCTTTCTCACTGAGTGTTTGAACGGCTCGGCGGATCGTATCCACGCTGCATCGCGCCCGCTTCGCCAACGTGCCGTAGGCACAGCGATACGGCTTATCTCGAACCGCCATCCTGGCGACGATGAGATAGGCGACCCTGAACACCATCGGGTCCAAATCAGACTCGGCGATCGTATCCAACAAACGCCATCGGGCGCGTGAATTGGCGATCTTGGCCCGGCTAACAGCATCGGCCATTATTCGGCCGCCGTTTTCCGCAGACGCACGCCAGGCCCTTCGCCATTCTCCTGGATGAAGATGATGCCGGCGGCTTCCAGGGCGCCGCGGATGGCGTCCACGGTTCGCGGATATAGCGTCTCACCGCGCTCCAGCCGGGCGATGGTGTCTGGGGATACTTTTGCCGCAGACGCCAAATCGCGGACTCCCCATCCAAGGGCCGCCCGAGCCATCCGGCTTTGTGCTGCAATCATCGTAACACCGTAACGAAGTTGTTGCCCATGGGGGCGAATGGCGCTATCGTAACTGTGTTCTGACCTTGGATCAAGGTTATGAGCGGCCGGACGGGAAGGTAGTAGCTCCCGCGCCCGGCCTCACCACAACCGACCTGGATAGGAGGACGGCCGATGGCTGTTTCCGAGAATACCACCCCTTTGCCCGGTGTGCGCCAGATCTTGGCCCGCATGCCGCGGTCGATCATCCACGCCGCCATCGACGCGCTCATGGACGAGCTGGACCGCCGTGACGCGCCGGCGGAAGACCTGGAGCCGGAGTCGCTGGAGGACGATGCCCCGGCGGAGGAGCTGGGCGACATCTTCGGCGGCTGCCTGGTGCCGTCCGCTCAGACGGAGGGCCTGCGCCATGGCTGAAGCATCCCCCTTGCACCGCCGACGGTTCATGCAGGCGCTGGCGGCCGGTCTGGCGGTCGCGGCGCCCACCGCGGGCATCGTGGCCAATGTGGCGGCCCCTCTACCAGCCCAAGACCCCGGCGCGGCCCGGCTGGCGGCTTGGCAGCGCCACGTGGTTGCCATGCGTATCTGGTTGGAATTCCGCGACGAGGGCTCCGACGAGGCGCCCGAGAAGCTGGCTGCGTGGGATCGGGCGCAAGCCGCGCTTGATGAGTTCAACGCCATCGAGGGCGGGACCACCTGGGCCGGCCTGGCGGCAGGACTTCGCTACTGCATTACCCAGGTCAGTTGCGAAACCTATGCGGAGCGCTTCGTCTACTATGATGAGATCCCGGCGCCGGAAGTCTTTGATGGCGCCGGCTGGGGCCTTCTGGGGGCGGATGAGGGCCCGGTGATCCGCAATCTGATTCAGGCCGTCCTCATGGCCGATGAGAGGGCGGTATCATGACCGCCCTTCCCACCGTCGCCCTGGGCCCGAAGAACGCCGGCCATCTGCTGCGGCCCTGCCGTTTCCTTGGGTGGCGGATGGGGTGGGATTCGAACCCACGACCCCATGATTAAAAGTTACGTGGTCAGAAGCGGAAAGGTCGAAGCGGCGTAAAAACCATGCCAAAAAAGCTTTAGGAATGTACTTATGGTTTTGCTATAACTGGCCCATCGCAGTTACAGCCATATGAGAGATTCCCATGTCTAAGGTTCGCATCCGCGCCGCGTTGGCCTGCCGCATCGCCGGCCTGGACCGTGTGAAGTTCAACGACGCCGTTTCCAACGGCAGCTACCCCTGCGCGCCCCACACGATGAAGGGCTCCGCCAGGCTCTTCCATGAGGAGGATTTGCTGCCGCTGTACTTCTTCGCGCGGCTCACCGACCTGGGGCTCCCGGCTTCGGTTGCTGGGCCGATGTCCTGCCAGATTGCGACGGAAAGCCGTCTGGAAAACGCGAAGCACAACGACCGCATCACGTTCGTCAAGGGCGTCTATGGCTCGTTCTTTACCGCCCCTACGGCTCGCCTCCTGAATGGCGAGGTTAAGATTCAGTACGACCCGGACCACACCAAGAATGGCACCCATTATCCCGGGGTTGGCCCGGTGCTGTTCACGATCGACTTCTACGTCAACCATGTCCGCAAGATCATCGCGGATGCGATCGACGTGGAGCGCAACACCTTCGGCGAGGAAGACGACGCCGAGTAATCCGCCCCGATAGGAGATCGAACCATGATCATGTCGATGAGCCAGCCGGGGGAAACCCCTCGGCTGGAAACGCCTGAGGTTTGCCTGCCGCCCGCCCTCCGTAAGCCCCGCCTGCGCCGCTGGGAAGCGGCCGACTACCTCGGTTTGGTTCACGGCCTGGCCATCAAGCCCGCCACATTGGCAAAGCTGGCCAGCGTCGGTGGCGGCCCCAGCTACCAGCTTGTGGGGAGGAGCCCGCTATATCCCACCAGCCAATTGGATGCCTGGGCCACCGCCCGCCTGGGCAAGCTGGTGGCCAGCACCTCCGAGTACGACACACCCAAGGCCGGGACCTGATCATCATGGGCGCCCCCTCGCTTTCCCCGATCGCGCCGCGGTTGGTCAAGCTGATCCCCCTGTTGGGGTCCGACCAGCCGGGAGAAGTGGTGGCCACGGCTGCGGCCATCGGGCGAACGCTGGCGGGCGCCGGCTTGACCTGGCACGACGTCGTGGCCGCTCTGGACCCGTCGCCCGGGCGCCTCAGCCAGTCCGCCCGGGCAGCCCATCCCAACACTCGCGTCATGGCCGAAACCCTCTGGCGCTGCCAGCGGCTCACCGAATGGGAACAGGGCTTCGTCGGGTCCGTCCTGGAGCAGTTGAAGCAGGTCCGGGGCCTCAGCGACAGGCAGGTGGCCACCCTTCGGAAAATCTACACCGATCGTTTCGCGGAGAGGTGATGTCCGTATTCCCGACGATGCCCCTGCTGACCGACGCCTTCATTGCCGACACGTCGGCCCTGACAGCCGAGGAAACGGGCGGCCTGCTGATGCTGATGATGTGTGCCTGGCGCCGGCCGGATTGCGACCTTCCGGACGACGAAACGTTGCTCCAGCGCTGGAGCCGCATTGACCCCAGGCGGTGGCCGAAAGTGCGGGATCGCATCATGTCGTTTTGGAATCTGAAAGCGGGATTCTGGACGCACGACCAGTTGTTAAGGGAACACGATTTTGTGAATCGCAAGCGGCGTTCTCAATCGGCCAATGCAAAGGCTAAGTGGTCGAAAACAAAGGAAACTGGTGATGCCGTGGCAGAGCCAAACGCATCCCAATTCGATGCCCCTACACCTACACCTAATATAACCCCCTATAGTCCCCCAAAACGGGGGACCGAGAAGCCGGATGAAAATTTCGAAAAGTTCTGGTCGGCGTACCCGAGCCGGGGCACCCACGGGAACCCCCGCAAGCCGGCGGCGGAGAAGTTCCAGGCGGCGGTGAGGCGCGGTGTCGACCCGCTGGCCATCATCCGCGGCGCTGCGAACTACGCCGCGGCGGTGGCGCGGGAGAAGACCGAACCGCAGTTCGTCGCGCAGGCGGCAACCTGGCTGCGGCAGGAGCGATGGGCCGACCACTTGGCGCCCCCGCCGACAGCTACCACCAAGTCCCGCCCCCAAGCCGCAGACGTCCCGGAGTTCGACCTTGTCCGCCATTGACGCCCTGAACCAGGCCCCCGCCGTCCAGCATCTCGTTTCCGCCACGGCCTGCAACGAGGTGGAGCGGATGCTGCTGGGGGCGCTGCTGAACTTCCCGGCCGCCTGGGGCAGGGCCCTGGGCCGTGTGGACGCTGGCGATTTCTTCGACCCGGCCCACGCCCGCCTGTTCGCCGGCATCGCTGAGCGGCGTGGCGCCGGCAAGACGGTGGACGCGGCCTTGCTGGCGGACCTGGGCCGGGCGCTGGACGGTGAATTGAAAGACCACGGCGGCGGTATAGCTTACATCGCCCAGCTTGTGGCCGCCGCTTGCCCGCCAATGGCCGTGCCGGACTACGCCGACCAGGTGCGCGATGCGGCCCGCCGCCGTCGGCTGATGGATGCCGCCTTGGCCGCGCTGGTTGCAGCGGCCGAAGGGCCCGACGTGGACGATGCCATTTCCGCCACGATCTCGACGGCGGAGGCCCTGATCGACGGCGGCCGGTCGAAGACCCGCGCAGAGGTTCTGCGGACGGCGGTGGCCGCGATGGAGAAGCCGGCGCCAGTCTACCCCACCGGCCTGCCGGCCCTCGACCGTGCGATGGGCGGCGGCCTGGAGGTGGGGCGCATGTATGCCTTCGCCGGGAAGGGCAAGAGTGGCAAGAGCCTGCTGGCCGGCACCATCTCAGCCAACCTGAACCGGGCGGGGGTCCGCCACGCCTATGCGGCCTTGGAAATGGGCGCCAAGGAAATCGAGCTGCGCAGCATGGCCCGGGATCTGGACGTGAACGCCATGATGTTTCGGGGTAACGTCTCCACCCACCTGCTTAGCCGGGCGGGCCTGTACGCGGCTGAAGCCCCCGACAACATCCGCTACCTCGACATGCCCGGCGGCACGGCCGACCAACTGCGTAGCGAGGTGCTGACGGCCAAGCACCGGCATGGATGCGCTGGCGCCGTTATCGACTACTGGCAACTGATCGGTGGCCGGGATAGGACGGTGACGGAGGAGGAGCATCTCCGCCGCGTGGCCGAGTGGTTAGCCGCCGCCGCCAAGCGCTTGAGCATGTGGATGATGATACTCGCCCAGCTCGCGGATGATGGGGAGGCGACGGCAGTAAGCCGCACCGGCCTTACCCGCAACGCGGACCAGGTGTTCTTCATCCGCGGAGAACCCGACGGCCCGTCCCGATGGCTGGAGATGAAGGCGAGCCGGTTCACGCCCGTCGCTGACGTTGGATCGAAGGATCGCCCTGCGTTTGCCATTGAATCGCCAGGGCCGCACTTCCGTGACTTGTCCACTCTGCGGGGTTGATATGGTCGCCAACCACTCCATCAACCGCGACCGCCTGCTGAAGCTGCTGGCGCTGTCGGAATCCCCGCATGACGGCGAAGCCTTGGGCGCGGTACGCAAGGCCGCCGCTATGGCAAGGGCCGCTGGCCTGAGCCTGCCGGAAGCGATGACGGCGCCCGTGCCCGTGACCCCGGTTGCCGATTTTGAGGCCCAAATCCTCCGCTGTGAACTGGCCGCGTGCCGGAGGCGCTTGGTCGACCTGGAGGGGCGGCTTGCTGCGGGCGCCGATGGTGCGCAACTCGAAGCCGCCCACGCCCAGGGGTATCGGCGCGGGCAAGAGGCTGGCCGCATAGAAGGGCAAATGGAGGCGAACGCGCGGCTCCGCGAACTGGAGGTGGAGCTTGAGGCCTACAGACCGCCGCTCGACTGGCCGGCCCTGGCCGAACGGTTCGCCCATAAGAACCAGCGAGGTGCGCAAGTCGCCTTCGCCCGAGGGGTGCTGATGCGTGCCCGTATTGGCCAGTTGACGCTTATCGACCGCGCCGCGCTCCGCCGTTTCGCGGCGCCCAGCTCGACACGGGTAAGTCGGTAGGCTCGCCGCCGTCGCACCTGACACACATGTCCATGACTTGTTCCATCTCGGCAATTGAACTAAGATCGAATAATAGTCATGCCCGAGAAAGCATCAGAAAACTCGGGAAAACAGCAGAAAAACTAACTCATACCACCAGCTATATTTGACTTGTTGGTGCCGAAATTTGGACCGACCATCGTCAAATTCACTATAGCGGTCGGCTCAAATGCTGAATGGCCTACTTTCAATCTTTGGCAAGATTGAGCGGCGCGGGATTACCGTTACGCCGCCGCACGCATTTATGGACATCGGCCGGCCAACGGACTCCGGTGTCCCCGTCTCCCCCGAAACCGCCATGCGGAACACTGCTGTTTACGGGTGCGTCCGGGTGCTTGCCGAAACGCTGGCCCAGCTTCCCTGTTCGATCTATCGGCGCACTGAAGGCGATGGTGGGGATGAGGCGACTGATCACCCCTTGCACCCTCTGCTGACGTCCGCCGCCAACGAGTGGACCCCCGCCGCAGAGTTTCGGCAGCAGCTGCAGACCTACCTATCCACCTATGGCAACGCCTATGCCTACGCCAACAGGGGCGCCGATGGCGCGGTGGCGGAATTGCTGGTGCTGAAGCCCACCCAGGTCGCAATCGAAGTGGACCAGGTAACGCAGGAACCCCTTTACATCTTTAGCAACCTGGCGGGGCAGCAGACCAAGGTATCACGCCGGGATATGGTCCATCTGCGGACCATCGGCCTGGAAACCTATCGTGGCGACAGCCCCATCACGGCGGCCCGCGAAGCAATCGGCCTGGGCCTCGTGCTGGAGCGGTACGGCGCCGGCCTGTTCGGCCGCGGCGCCCGCCCGTCCGGTTTGCTGAAGTACGGAAAGAAGATGGGCGACGACCTGCTGGGCCGCCTGCGCCGGTCCTTCCAGGGCTTCTACGGCGGTGGCGACAACGCCGGCCGGACGCTGATCCTGGAGGATGGCGTCGAGTTCCAGCCGCTTCAGCTCAACTCGACCGATGCCCAATACTTGGAACTGCGGAAGTTCCAGATCCAGGAAATCGCCCGGGTATGGCGCGTGCCCCTGCACCTGATCGCCGACTTGGAAAGGATCACCTACAGCAACGCCGAAATCCTGGGCAGCCAGTTCCTGACCTTCTGCATTCTACCCCTGGTGCGGATCTGGGTGGACAGCCTGTCCCTGACGCTCCTGACCCCTGAGGAGCGCAAGACCCTCTATATCGCGTTCGACACCGACAGCATCGCCCGCGCCGACATGGCGGCCCGGTTCGCCAGCTATTCGCAGGCGATCACGAGCGGCGTGCTGAACCCGAACGAGGCCCGCCGCCTGGAGGGTAGGGCGCCCTACGCCGGTGGCGACGAGTTCGTCAGGGCCGTGAACGTGGCGCCCACCCCAAGCGCCGGCCCGGCAACGCCAGCGGCCAACATCCCGGAGGCGACCAATGGAACGCCGTGACATAGAAATCCGCCTGACGCCTGACGATACCGGGCTGATCAGCGGCTATGCCGCTCTGTGGGGCAAGCCGGACGCCTTTGGCGACGTGGTGACCCCTGGCGCCTTTGCCAAGAGCCTGGAGCAGCACCGCGCCGCCGGCACCCGCCCCCTGATGCTGTGGGCCCATGACCCAGCCACGCCGATTGGGGTGTGGGACGCCATCGAGGAAGACACCCGGGGCCTGAAGGTCACCGGGCGTCTGGTCATGGATGCCACGGCGGGCCGCGACGCCTTCGCCATGGTGAAGGCCGGTGCCGTGGACGGCCTGTCCATCGGCTTCCGCACCACCAAAGCGCAGAAGCAACCCCAAGGCGGCCGGCGGGTCGACGCCATGGATTTGATTGAGGTGTCCCTGGTCGCGCGCCCGGCTCAGCCGGCGGCCCGGATTACCTCGGTTCGTTCGCATCCCGAGGCGGCCGGGATCGCCGCGCATATCCGCCAGTGCGCGGAACGTCTGAAAGGAATGAAGTGATGAGCATGATCAAGCGACCGGCGCCGTGGGAAACCCGCGACGACGGCACCGGCAATGACCCCCTGACCGAAATTCGCGCTGCGGTCGATGGGCTGACGTCCACGGTGGAGCAGCGCCTTACCGCCATTGAGACGGGCGCCAGCGAACTGCGCTCCCGGATGGACCGCACGGAACAGGTGATGCGTCGCCCGGGCGGTGGCAACGGCGGTGGTGACCAGGGCCAAGCGGTCCAGGTAGAGACCCGGGCGTTCGCGCGCTACCTGCGCACCGGCACCGCCGGCATGAGCGCCGACGAAACCCGGGCCCTGCGCCTGTCGGACGATGAAGCCGCTGGTTATCTGGCGCCACCGGACTTCCAGGCTGAAATCGACAAGGACCTGACCCTGTTCAGCCCCATCCGGGCGCTGGCGACCGTCCGCACGACGGGCCGCAGCGAGGTGAACACCCTGCGCCGCACCAGCCCCGCCACCGCGACCTGGGTTGGCGAGGACGACGACCGGCCCGAGACGGAAGTCAAATACGGGCAACAGACCTTCAATGTCCGCGAGCTGGGGACCTACGTCGACGTGTCGCTGAGCCTGCTGGAAGACGCCGCCGTCGACGTGGCGGCCGAACTGGCCAGCGAGTTCGCCGAAGCCTTCGGGGTGACGGAAAGCCAGGCGTTCGTGAATGGCGACGGCGCCCTGAAACCGATGGGCTTCATGGCCGACCCCAGCTTGTCCTATACGCCCGGCGGTGACGCGAGCGCGGTGAAGGCGGACGGCCTGATCGACCTGTTCCACGCCCTGAAGCCGGCCTATCGCCAGAACGGGGTGTGGCTGATGAACAGCACGACCCTGGCCGCCGTGCGGAAGCTGAAGGACAGCCAGGGCCGCTACCTGGTGGACATTGGCGGCATGGCCAACGCGCCCTCAACCCTGCTGCTGGGCCGCCCCGTGGTGGAGGCGGTGGATATGCCCGACGTGGCCGGCGGGGCTTACCCCATCGCCTTCGGTGACTTCGGCATCGGCTACCGGATCTATGACCGGGTCGCCCTGTCCATCGTCCGCGACGACTTCACCCAGAGAACCAAGGGTCGCGTCCGGTTCCACGGCCGGCGCCGCGTCGCCGCCGGTGTCCGCCGGGCCGAAGCTATCCGCAAGCTCAAGATCGCCACGTCTTAAGGAGGAACCCCCAATGCGGGACCTGCACCACAACATCGGGGCCGTCACGGCCCTGTCCGCCCAGGTGATCACCACCAGCGCCGTCAATGGCGCCATCATCGACACCCTGGGATTCAACGGCCTGGAGTTCGTCGTCACCGCCGGCACGATCACCGATGGCACGGTGGCCGCCACCCTGACCGAGGGTGACGCCGCCAACCTGTCCGACGGCGCCGCGGTGACCAGCGACGGCATCTTGGGCACGCTGCCCAGCTTCGTCGCCACGGACGACGGAAAGACCAAGCGCGTCGGCTACTCCGGCTCCCGCCGGTACGTCCGCCTGACCCTGACCCCCACGGGCGCCACTTCTGGCGGGACCTACGCGGCGGTGGCCGTCTTGGGCTTCCCCAGCAACGCGCCCGTGGCATAAGGGGCCGCCCATGCTGACCGTCGTCACGCCCGCCGCCCATACCCGGCTCACCACGCTCGACGCGGTGAAGGTTGAGTTGCAGTTGACCGGCACGGCGGACGACAGTTGGATGGCCGACCTGATCGACAGCGCAAGCGCCACGATAGGCCGCTACGTCAACCGCGTCCTTCCCCGCGAGGGTGTGCGGGAGACGTGGCGGCTATCGCACCCTGAACCGTCCCTCTTGCTGACGCGGTGGCCGCTGGCGGCCCTGACTTCCATCACCGAAGCCGGCATCCCCCTCGATCCCATCCAATACGAGGTGGACCAGTACGGCGCCGTCTGGCGACTGGACGGCCAGGACCATCTCCAGGCGTGGGCCTGCGGCAAGGTGGTGGCGAATTACACCGCCGGCTATCTGCTGCCCGAGGATGCCGGCCGCGACCTACCCGAGGATATCGAGCGGGCCGCGGTGCTTCTGGTCAAGTCGGCGTACTTCTCTCGCACCCGCGACCCGCTGGTGAAGTCCGAGACGGTGCCGGGTGTGCTCAGCACCACCTGGGCGGTTGGGGGCGCCGGTGAGGATGGCGCGCTCCCGCCCGAGGTTGAGGCCCTGCTGTGCAGCTACAGGATGCCGGGTGTGTGATGAGCGTAAGCGCAGAAATCGCGGCGCTTGACCGTGCCCTGGCACGCGCTGGTGCAGACGTGACGATCATACGCACGGGCTTGCCCTCTGTGCCTTGCAGGGCCAGGGTCAACGGCTTGACGGCGGAGAGCATCCGTCCCGGCTCCAGCAGCAGCCAGGGCAACTACCGGGCCATCCTGTCCCCGACGCCATTTCCGGCCGGCTTCCTGCCGCTGCGTACTACGGACAAAATCCTGTGGAATGGTCAGCAGCGCGTCATCACCTTCGCCTGGCCATTGCCCATCGGGACCGCTCCCGTCCGTATCGAAGTCGACTTTACGGGGTGACGCCAGATGACGCGCGTTGCTCCATCCATGACTAAGACGCGCTGGCGCGAGACGGCAAAGACCATCATCGAGCGCGACGGGGGCATTTGCCATCTGTGCGGCCAACCGGGCGCCGACATCGTGCATCACCTTCGGGGCCGCCGGCAGGGTGGAACGAACCACCCGGAAAATCTCCGCGCCGTCCACCGGACTTGTCACTACCTGAACCGCCCAAGCCGGAGCTGACGCTATGCCCTATGCCCCACCCAAGGCGTGCAAATGCGGGGCGCTGGTGCCTTATGGGCGCCGGTGTCCGCGCTGCGCCAAGGCCCATGACAAGGCCCGCGGCACGGCCCACCAGCGCGGCTATGACGGCGACTGGAAGCGGGTGCGTGCTGAGTTCATCAAGACGAACCCCGTGTGCGATGAGCCAGGCTGCGGCCGTGCGGCGATCGACGCCGATCACATCGTCAGCGTGCGTGAGGCGCCGCACCGCCGCCTGGACCCGACCAACCTTCGCCCCTACTGCCACGCCCACCATTCCGAGCGGACGCGCCGCGACCAGGGAGGCCCCAGGCCCAGGGGGTAGGGGGTCATGCCCTGGCCGCCTGGGGGTCAGGGACCGTTGGGGGGTCACGCTCCCGACAGAACCGAATTGAGCAAATACGGAATTGAGGTGTGAAATGCGAGGACGGAAGCCGGACCTGAAGGCGATTGAAGGTGGACTTTCCCGCCTCCCGCCGGCGCCGTCATGGCTGCCGACGGAGGGAAAGGCCGAGTGGCGGCGGGTGGTGCCGGCCCTGAAAGACCGGCGGACCATCACCAAGGCCGATCTACCCATGCTGGAGGCTTATTGCTTGGCCGCCGGCACGGTGCGCCGCGCCCAGGCGACCATCGCGGCCGAGGGCGACATCATCACCACCGACAAGGGCGGCAGCCGCCGGCACCCCGCTTTCCAAACGCTGTTCCAGGCCCTCACCGAGTCCCGCCGGCTGGCTTCCGAGTTGGGCTTGACGCCGGCCAGCCGAAACAAGGCGGCCCCGAGCGAGAGCGACGACGAGCTGGGGGACCTGGACCTGTGAAGTCGACCTATCCTGATTGGCTGTTTGACGGCTCCGCGATTGATGACCCGTTCGGCTATGGCCAGCGGGCCGTCGATTTCCTGCGGGTACTGCGCCATCCAAAGTCCACCCTGCCGAAGCGGGCCTTCCAGCTATACAACTTCCAGGAGCGCCTTGTCCGGCGCATCTACGGCCCCCGCCATCCCGACGGCCGGCGCATCGTCCGCAATGTGGTGATGCTGCTGCCCCGCGGCGGCCGCAAGACCAGCCTGGGCGCTGGCCTGGGCCTGCTGCACACCATCGGACCCGAGCGCGTGCCCGGCGGCTTGGCGCTGTTCGCGGCATCCGACCGTGAACAGGCGCGCATCGGATTCGAGGAGGCATCCGGCATCTGCCGGGAAGACGGCCGGATTGCCAACAAGCTGCGGTTCATCGATTACCGGCACCGCATCGAACACCCGAAAAGCGGCGCCAGCCTGCGCGCCATCTCCTGCGACGCGGCCCGCCAGCACGGTACAACCCCCACCTTCGCCCTGGTGGACGAGTTGCACGCCTGGCCCAAGCGCGACCTGTGGGACGTCATCCGCACCGGCCTTACCAAGGTGCCCGGTTCCCTGTGCGTGGTGATCACCACCGCCGGCCGGGGCCAGCAGAACGTCGCCCACGACCTCATCGACTACGCCCGCCGTGTGGCGCGTGGCGATATTGATGACCCCGGCACGTTGCCGGTGCTGTTTGAGACGGCGGCGGACGCCGATTGGCGGGACGAGGCCCTGTGGTATCGGGCAAACCCCGGCCTGGTCCACGGCTTCCCCGATATCGAGGGGCTGCGCCAGCTCGCCCGTGAGGCAGAGAACAGGCCCGCCGACCGGGAGGCGTTCCGGCAACTGCACCTGAACGTGTGGCTGGACCATTCGACAGACCCCTTTGTCGAAATGGGCGTCTATGACCAAGGCGCCGAACCCCTGGACCTGGACGAGCTGGAGCGCGAACCGTGCTGGCTTGGCGTGGACCTGTCGTCAAACTCTGACCTGACGGTGGTGGTGGCCTGCTGGCGCGTCGGCGACGGATACGCGGTGCTGCCTCACTTCTTCTGTCCCAAGGACAACCTACGCCTTCGCCAGGACCGCGACGGCGTGCCTTACGTGCGCTGGGCGGAGGAGGGACTAATCGAACCCACCCCGGGGAACGTGGTGGACTTCCGAGCCGTGGAGGACTGCATCCGTGACCTGTATGACAAGTTTGACGTCCAGGGGATTGGCCTCGACCCGCACCTGGCCCGCAACACCATCAACAACCTGATGGAAGACGGCTTGCCGGCGGTGGAGGTGCGGCAAGGGTGGGTAACCATGGCGCCCGCCATCAAGGATCTGGAGCGCGCCATCATCGGCCGGCAGTTCCAGCATGGTGGCCATCCGGTGCTGCGCTGGTGCTTCGACAATATCCAGGTCGAAACGGACAGGGCGGGGAATCGGCTGTTCAGCAAGGGCAAGGCCCGGGAGCGGATCGACGGCGCCGCGGCGTGCGCGACTGCGGTTGCGCTGGCCATGCACGGCGAAGGCGGCCCATCGGTTTACGAGACGGACGAGCGACCGGACGGCTTCTTGTTCATTTGA